CTGTTGCCTGTAATTCGATACCTAAATTATTATATGTCGAAGCCATTTATTTTTTTCCTTATGGTGTATCAACATCACTATACGTGACATTTGAACCGGTTGCAACACTTGAATACGATAAATTAGAACCCGTGTCAATATCCGAAAAGGCGATTATTCCACCTCCACTGGCAGTGGTTAAATCAGCTACAGAAGCTGTCGCAGAGACTCCAGTAAGTCCCATAACCATCGCAGTTGGAGAAATTGATCCCACACTTGCAGTTGAAGAAACACCAGATAATCCAACAGCCATTTCTGTTGGAGAAATTGATCCAACACTTGCTGTCGCAGAAACTCCCGTAACATCAATTAATTCAACAGAAGCAATTGTAATAGATCCTACAGATGTAGTTGCTGAAACTCCTGTGGGAAACTCAATCCATGCAAAACCAAGTGAACCAACAGAAGCAGTTGCAGACTGTCCGCTTAATCCTTGAACATGATCAGCACCATTATTAATTGATAAAGATCCTAGTGAAGCAGTAGCGCTTACCCCAGTTGGGATTTGTGTAGATGAATAATTAATATTAGGGCTTCCAACAGAAGCTGTTGCTGAAACTCCGGTGGGAACTTCTCCAATTGCGTAATTAATAGTATAAGATTCCCATGCTCCATGACCCCATGCATTATATCCCCATGCATTTGGACCACTAAGCGCGGACATAGAATCTGGAGCAGTAAGTTCGACGGTTTCATCCGCCATCGTGCCCCAAGCACCATCATTCCATGATTTGGCACCCCAGCCAGACCAGACTCGGGTAGCATTACCCCAGTAGCCTTGGTTCCAGTCTAAACGACCCCATCCTGAAGTAGTAGACATAAGGAAGTCCTCCTTACGCTATTCTTAGGATAGCATCCGAAGCGTCGGCTGTTGGAAATTGAATTGTGAAAGTTCCGCTAGAAACTGTTTTATCTCCACCAAATGCAACTGCACAAACTGCATCAGTTGTTCCACTCCCTGTACCAGTTGTAGTGTTGTAAATTAAACATGCATTAGCGGTAAATGAAGCACTCGTCCATGATACATCAGAAAAATCACAATACGCTGTAGTTCCGCTTGAAGTTGGAGTAACGCTTGTAAGCGTTTTTCCTCCAGCTGTATAAGCTGTTCCTGATGTATTTGTAATTTCATTACCCGTTGCATAATCTGTTGTTGATGCTCCGAGAGTTGCTGAACTTGTATACATTGCAATTTTGAATGTATCACCAGTAGAAGCGGTGAAATTATGTTCACCTTTTAAAAGTTCTACTTTAAAACTTGTACACACTGCTGATGTATTTGCCATAATTTACTCCTAATTTATTGAGGCGGAGATTCGATTGGTATACGAACTGTTCCATCCGTGTAATCGTCTCTTCGTCTACGTCCTATTTGCATTGCTGCAAATTTCTCTATCTCCTGTTTATACTTGTTTTCATAAAGTGTCAACATATCCATTGGCCCTTTTAAAAAGCCATATGTTTCAGCTAAACAACAATATAATAGCCCTTGCGGGAAGTTTAAACTAATAAAATTAGTACCTGATCCCTCTAATATCGATTGTACTATATTATAGTGAATTTGAAATGAAAAAGTAGCTGAAGGCGTAGGAGCCACCATAAAACGGCCAGATGTCGTATCTGAGAGGCCTGTTGCTCCTCCGAACATGGCATAGTATTTAGGAGTGCCTTTAGAAGTGTTATCGGGTTTATATTCATTTAAAAATGTCTGATCTCTTTTCAAGAGCCATGTGTTATCCCCAGTAATAGTTCCATCGGTTGCGGTATAAACTTGAATTCCTCTAATAAATAAACATCCAGCAGGACAATTATAAGTTTGTTGTCCTACAATTAAAGATGCACTTTGTTGTTTACGATCTGCGTCAATCGGCACATCGTACATAATTCTTTGTTGAGCATTTAAAATAATGTTTTCTAAAATATCACTTGTAAGAACCGTATCACCTACTTCGGTGTAATCCTTAATCATTGTTTTTAATGTTGTTGCGCTTATTCCTGACATTATCCTATCTCCTTATCTCCTTACAATCTTGGCAACTGAGAGTATAACACTCATGAATCCAACAGTGTCTTTTCTTTAGAAGTTTACTTATTAAAATTTTTATTTTTCTTATCATATTCTAGTAAAATTGTTTAGCGGGCTTATCACACAATTAAATCCGCCTCCACTATCTGTTGTACTGGCTGCTGATGGTAAAGTCAACGTAAAGCTATTATACTCAGTAACACTACCTGTCCCAGCATAAGTAGGTGTAGTTGATATTCTAGAAGCAATTTTAAAAGATCCATAACATGTAGCTAAAGCACCATGACTAACTGCTGTCGTATTAGGAGGTGTAACTCCTCGGTAAGGAACATTCGTTCCTCGAGTACAACCCGTTAAAGTTTTTGTAGATATACCCGTATATTGAATAACTTCATTTTGGATAACCCCATAAGTCGAAGAAGTTGAATCAGTATCTGGAGAAGAAATCATAATGTATCCTGAAGTTGGAAAACCTGTGACATCTGCTAATTCAATTGTATCTTGAGTTGCATTAATACTTGGAGTGGTAGTTGTTTGTAATTGTAATCTTTCAATTGAAACTCCACCAACCGGTTCTTTAACCTCTGTAAATCTAACATAGTCATTAACCTCTAAGCCACCAAATGGAAATTTAAAAGTTAAAGTAGTAGTACCCGCTGTTGAAAAAGGATTATTAGGTAAAAAATCTTGTGTTGCAAATTCTGTTCTTGCAGCTCGTGGATGTTCTAATGCTTGAGGATCAGCTCCTCTAGGTTTAGGAAATAATTGTGGTTGCTTTGGTTCGTATTCTGACATGTGTACCCACATGCCTGTCCATTCTCTAACCATTTCCCTATAAGGGAAGGCTAATCCAGAACGATCAGAAATCATTAAGGAATATTTACCTTTAGAAAAAACTCCCATTATGTATATGCTGGATAGTATGTCTTAGGTGTAATGTATGTACTAGACGCTGATCCATCCTCTTTTAAAGCTCTTGCCAATTCATCTTCGTACAACATCTTTAATTCCTGGGTTCTTTGAGGAGCAAATTTTTGTGCTAAATAAAATGCTAGCCCAGCTGTCATACAAGGGACAAATCTATATGGAACATCAGTTGCATTCGTAAAGACGCCTGCATCTTGAATTCTTTTTGTAAAATAAATATGCAAGAAATTACTTGCTGCTGTTGAATTTGGTGTTGGGTAAATCGTTAAAGTAACTTTATCAATAAATCTTTGTACCCAAAATTGAGAGGGTGTAGATTGAGTTAACTTGTTAGCAGTTCCTGCATAATCCGATCTATCAATCTTAGACATTGCTGTATCTGCTTCTGAAGTTGTACCTTTATTTGTTCTATAAGCACACTGAGTAATATCAGATAATCCATATGTGGTAGTATCTGTGGTTCCGCCAACTGTCGTTGCAGAAGTTCCATCACCCGTTGCTCTATAAAAAATATATTCCGCTTGGCCTTGAACAAGATCAACATTAGTATCTCCTACTTCCCAGTAGTGAATACCTCTATTACCCCATTCTTGAAATAAAATATTTAATGATCTACGTGCAGATTTTATTTGATTTCCTGAACTACCTACTAAGCCAATTCGTTCATAAGCATCAGTTATAATATCATCAATTGCGTACGTTTTATCAAACGTAACTGTGCCAGAAGTGGTATTTGCCATCTAGCCTCCTAACCGTAATAAACGGTTACATGCGTTGTTATTGCGTTCGTCACTTTTAAACTTGTATCAACCTTAATTCCTGTTCCTGGTAACATTATGCTTCCATGGACAGGAGCTTTATGATCCGTAGTATTAGAAGGTGGAACATCAATAACCCATACAGCTGTTGTATCATCATTTACTGTAATTGTTCCTGCTGCCACATTCGTAGGCTGGGACCAAGATACTCCTAAAACTCTTGCTGGACCATCAAATACAGTTGTCGTACTAGCCGACGTAATATTTTTTGTTTTTATATCAACTGGATATGTACTCATATTTTCTCCTTAGTCGTGAGCTCCCGAAGGAGCTCACATTATTTATTTATTACGAATTAGCAAATGGTGTTACTATAGTTCCTGTTGCCAGTACTAAAGAATCATGCACCAAATACTGATCGTCAGCAATTGCTGTAATTGTAAGAACACTTCCTACAAGACCACCTGCGGTACTACCCGTCATAGTGATTACATCGTTAGCTGCTGCTGGTATGAAAGCTTTTTTCGCACCATCATCTACAGCCAACATAATTGCTCCAACGAACTTATCAGTTCCGTCAGTTAAGATGTCCATATCTGTTGCAGCTGTTGCCACATAGAAATGGAAACTTGCACCAATATTATTTGGATTGTTGTAGTCAGTATCACCGGCTACTCCACTATTGGCACTAGCATTAATTGTAGGTAATGTAAATTTACCATCCGCGTCGTTTGTAAGTAAAAGTCTACCTGCATGCGTAGCAACTGTTAAGTCAGTATCCGCAGTTAAACTTATTGTATTGCCAGGACCTGTATTAATAAATCCATTCTTCGAATAGACTGGTCCTGAAAACGTAGTTTTTGCCATATTATATCCTCCTAGTTTATAAGATCTAGTCTCTAGGCCGTCGACTATACGCGTCTAGATCTAATTTAATAATTGTATAGTAATTTAGATATAGCGTAGATTTATGCAGAGTGCAAGAGATACTGTGGTAAGAAACGAATTCCAGAATGTAGCGTTTTATCTAAGTGGCTACTGACACTTCAGGCCTTGTAGAAGCAACTTTATTTCTAAGTTCTTCTAAGCGAGCTTCTTCTAATTTGATCTGAGTGATAATACTTTTAATTTTCTCATCAATGTCGACCATATTAAGAGTATATTTTCCCGATTCGTTATACTCTTGCTCCCAACTTAACTCCAAGGACTTCTTCTGTTTGTACAGGTCTTGGATCATTTATTACCTCCTCATAGGTAATCCATTTACCAGTCTTACTGGTAAATCCATTAGACTCGAACAATACCTCATTTTTTCCTAGTTTGTCAAGGATTGATTGTTCAATAGATTCAGCTGTATCTTCGGCTTTAACTCTGAAGTCAGCAGAATAGCCATTATATCGGATTTTTACTCGGAAGTTTTTCATAAGTCTAATTTCTTACTTTATAGACGAAATGAGGCGGAATTGTGTTCCGCCTCAAATCTTATTTTGTAGATTACGTACCTTCTACGCCAAATATACCTCTAGGATCGGATACTCCAAATGAGTATCTTTCTCTAGCTTTATATCTAACATTTCCAGTGTCGAAATCACCTTCCATAGCAGTGGATAGTGGTGATCTAACAAACATTTTCATGCCGTTAGGAACATCAGTGATGATGTACCAAGAGTCAGCGTCAGTTAGGTAATTGTTCACTCTATATCCTTGAGGAATCATACCCATTGAGTTAACTGCATTGATATCATTATCAGCTGTACCAGTTCTACCTTGAGATTTAGTTAATCTCTCTGCATTGAATTGGTTTTCAGGTGGAATAATCATCTTCACACCTTTAGCTGCGATTAAAAGTCCACGCTCATCAGTCATTTCTCCAATATCTATTAGAGATTGTTCTAATGAAGTTTCATTTAAGTCAGCTTGTGTGTCGAGAGTATTCGATGTGACACCATTCAAAGTAGGATGCGATGTACTAAATAATGAAACACCGTCACCTGAATCATAACCATCAGTCGTTGGTAGACCGTTGATTAGAGGGTTGACAGCTTTCACCTGTTTAGCGTTCGCCATGGAACGAGCAAGAGCTTTTGTGTATCTAGAAGCTAGTCTATCGTAGAGGTTGTCTTCGATAGCTTCTTCTGTGATAGCGAAAGCTAGAGCCATTGTTTCATGAGTGTA